AGTCGCAGCTGGTATCTACTTATTACCCAGCGTGGTTCCTAGGTAAGTACCCATCCAAACAAGTTCTGCTGGTATCACATACATCCGACCTCGCGGTCGATTTTGGCCGTAAAGTGAGGAACATAATTGACTCGGACACCTACAAAACGATATTTCCCACTGTCTCGCTGGCAGCAGATAGTAAGTCTGCTGGTCGTTGGAATACCAATTCTGGCGGTATCTTTTACGCTACTGGTGTTGGTTCTGCTCTGGCAGGGCGCGGTGCGGACCTGCTACTGGTTGATGACCCCCATAACGAGCAGGATATCCTGAATGGGAACTACGAGATCTTCGCTAGAGCCTATGAATGGTTCGCATTTGGTGCTCGTACCCGTCTTATGCCGGGTGGTAGGGTCGCGATCGTCCATACAAGGTGGCATCAGGACGACCTGACAGGTCGATTAGTGCGGGATATGACCCAAAACGAGGGTTCAGATCAGTACGAAATTGTCGAATTTCCGGCTATTTTTAACGAAAATACGCCTAATGAACGCCCACTTTGGCCCGAATTCTTCGATTTAACGGCGCTAAAACGCACAAAAGCGTCGATGCCGCAGTTCCAATGGAACGCGCAGTATCAGCAGAACCCGACAGCCGAAGAAGGCGCGATAATTCGGCGAGAATGGTGGCAAACATGGCGGAGTGAACGTCCCCCGCAGTGTGAGTACATAATTATGTCCTTGGACGCCGCCGCAGAGGCCCATAATCGGGCCGATTTCACGTCTCTTACTACTTGGGGAGTGTTCCTCAACGACGAGACTGAGGCTTACAACATCATTCTCCTGAACGCCATCAAGAAACGGGTCGAATTTCCCGAGTTAAAGGACCTCGCATACCAGCAGTATGAAGAGTACCAGCCGGATTCGTTCATAGTAGAAAAGAAAAGCGCAGGTACGGCTCTATACCAAGAGCTTAGGCGCACGGGTATGGCGGTTCAGGAATATACACCCCATAGAGGGACAGGGGATAAGACCGCTCGTCTTAATTCCGTAGCAGATATTATTCGTTCCGGGTTAGTATGGGTGCCAGAAACCCGATGGGCCGAGGATTTGGTGGAGGAAATCGCAGGATTTCCGTTCATGTCCAACGATGACCAAGTGGACTCCACGGTTATGGCGCTGATGCGGTTTAGAAATGGCGGGTTTGTGCGTCTTCCTACGGACGAGCCTGAAGAGCCCCAGTTTTTCAAAGCACGTAAGAGAGCGTACTACTGATGAGCGTTGTTTTTAAGAATGACAAAGTGGCGTACGTGGGGCAATCCCATGGTAAACCTCCTGTTATGTCAGCTAAAGACAAGGCATTGGTAGAAAAGATAACCGAAGAGCACGGTGCTTGGTTTGAGGGTGATGGTAAAGATGCCGTAGAGGGGGTTAAGTACAAAGGGTCGTGGGACGATGAGCTTGCTAAGACCTTAAAAGACTACCCCATGGAGTTTCTGTACGTCCTGTTTACTAACGTGGATGTGAACAACCAGAAATCTATTTTGGTTGGGGACGGGTCAATTTTTGACCGGATTATAGCCACCCAGAATAAGCTGAATTATTTTAAAAATAGACGGTACGACGAAGCGACGCTAAAGTCCTTCCTGTCTAAAGTTGGCGGTGGGCTGCTAAAGGCCAGCCAAGATACCGCTTCTAAAGCGAACGTTGCTAAGTTTGAAGATCGAGGTGAGCATCTGATGTGGGAGTCAGGCGATTCCCCTGCCAGAAACTTAGCGGATAAAGCTAATGCCATTAGGGATAATTGGCTACGTGCCAGATCTGCGGGTGTGTATTACGTTGGTAAAGACCACCTTAGCAAACTTAAACTAAACTCAGAACGCCCCATTCGCGGCGGACACAAACTAATTTAGAGGTTCCTAAATGGCAATTGAAAAATCGCTTTATGCCGCCCCCATGGGTATTGCTCAGATGGCCCAAGATCCGAATGCTGAGCCGATCGAGATTGAGATCGAGGATCCTGAGTCAGTAACTATTGGTATGGGTGATCTGGAGATTATCCTCGAACCGGGCAAGGAAGAAGACGACGATTTCAATGCCAACCTCGCTGAGCAGATGGATCAGGGTGATCTGGATGAGCTTGCAGGTGACCTGATTGGTGACTTTGAGGACGACATCTCCTCACGTAAGGACTGGATCCAGACATACGTAGACGGGCTAGAGCTCCTTGGTCTTAAGATCGAGGAGAGATCGGAGCCATGGGAGGGTGCCTGCGGTGTGTACCACCCGCTGCTGGCTGAAGCCCTCGTCAAGTTCCAAGCTGAGACCATGATGTCTATCTTCCCGGCGCAAGGCCCGGTCAAGACACTCATTATTGGTAAGGAGACCCCGGACAAGAAGAAGTCCGCTGAGCGCGTTCAGGAGGACATGAACTACCAGCTTACGGAGGAGATGCCGGAGTACCGGCCTGAGACCGAGCGCATGCTCTGGGGTCTTGGCCTCTCGGGTAACTCGTTCAAGAAGGTGTACTACGACCCCTCATTGGGTCGTCAGGTAGCCCTGTACGTCACGGCTGAGGACGTGGTGGTGCCATACGGTGCCTCGGATATCCGCTCTACGCCGCGTCTGACGCACATCATGCGGAAGACTAAGAACCAGCTCAGGCAGTTGCAGGTCGATGGGTTCTACCTCGACGAGGACTTGGGCGAGCCTGATGGGTCGCTCGATGAGATTGAGAAGACTATCGCCGAGAAGATGGGCTTCCGTGCCACGTCAGACGACCGGTACAAGCTGCTAGAAATGCAGGTTGACTTGGACCTCAAGGGATTCGAGGACGTTGACGACGACGGCCACCCCACCGGGATTGCTCTCCCCTACGTAGTTACTATTGAGAAGGGGACTCAGAAGGTCTTGGCTATCCGTCGTAACTGGGAGCCGGACGACGACACTCATCAGAAAAGGCAGCACTTCGTACATTACGGCTACATCCCCGGTTTTGGGTTCTACTACTTCGGCCTGATCCACCTCATTGGTGCATACGCTAAGAGCGGGACTTCTATCATCCGCCAGCTCGTGGACGCGGGGACTCTATCGAACCTGCCGGGCGGGTTCAAGACTCGTGGGCTGCGTATTAAGGGAGACGACACCCCGATCGCTCCGGGTGAGTGGAAGGATGTAGATGTTCCCTCAGGTGTACTCAGGGACAACCTGATGCCCCTGCCGTATAAGGAGCCGTCACAGGTCTTGGCCGGACTCATGGACAAGATCATTGAGGAAGGACGGCGGTTCGCTAACACGGCGGACCTCCAGATTTCTGACATGTCGTCACAGGCACCGGTGGGCACTACGCTGGCTATCCTTGAGAGAACGCTCAAGACGATGTCGGCTATTCAGGCCCGTATTCACTTCTCGCTGAAACAGGAGCTCAAGCTCCTGAAGCGCATCATCGCTGACTACACACCTGAGGACTATAGCTATGATCCGGATGAGGGCTCACGCAAAGCTAGAAAGTCGGATTATTCGAATGTCGATGTCATTCCGGTATCAGACCCCAATGCCTCGACGATGGCCCAAAAAATCGTTCAGTACCAAGCGGTATTCCAATTGGCGCAAGGTTCGCCACAGCTTTTCAATATGCCCCTCCTCTACCGTGAGATGCTGGACGTACTGGGTATCAAGAACGCCGCGAAGCTCGTGCCAATGGCGGAGGATCAGAAGCCTATGGACCCCGTTTCGGAAAACCAAGCGGTCCTCATGGTGAAGCCGGTCAAGGCGTTTGCATACCAAGATCATCAGGCGCATATCGCGGTGCATATGAGTGCCATGCAGGATCCCAAGATTATTCAGCTTATGCAGGGTAATCCGATGGCTCCGCAGATTCAGGCGGCTATGTTGGCTCATATCAATGAGCACCTTGGCTTTGCCTACCGTGTAGAGATCGAGAAGCAGCTTGGCTTCAACCTGCCCCCGCAGAAGGACGAGGCGGGTGAGGACATCAACATGGACCCGGAAGTCGAGGCACGTCTGGCTCCTCTTCTCGCACAGGCGGCTCAGCAGCTACTCCAGCAGAACCAAGCGGAGGCAGCACAGGCTCAGGCGCAAGCACAGGCCCAAGATCCGATGGTGCAGATGCAGCAGATGGAGCTCCAGATTAAGGCTGAAGAAGTTAAGCGCAAGGCCGCTAAGGACCAAGGTGATCTGACGCTTAAGGAGCAGGAGCTGCAAGCAGACACGCTGCTCAAGGCAGAAGAGCTCAAGCTACGTAGACAGCAGCTTGTTGTAGACACCATGGCCCACGGTGCCAAGTTGGATACTGACCAGCGGAAGATGAAGGCCGACGCGACAATGCAGGCGTTCACGCACATGACGGACATGAAGTTCAAGAATGACCAGCAGAAGAAGGAGCTGGCTATGGAACTCCTCAGACATGAGGATGACTTGGAGAAGGCCAAGGAAGAGCGGAACGTAAAGCAGCAGTCCAACAAAGGTAAAGCTGAAAGGTAATAAAGGTAAAGGAGGGCATCATGATTGATAGACATCTGGACTACCTCATCACAGAAATGAGGGAGCGGATGGCTCTGTTATCCGACGCACTAGCGTCGGCTAAGGTGGGTTCGTACGAAGAGTACAAGTACACATGTGGGCAGATTCGGGGGTTAGAGTCTGCATGTTTTGTTATTGAAACCCTTAAACAACGTTTGGAGAACTCGGACAATGAGTAATGTTGATCTTAGTATGGCAGTGGATCTTGAGGCAGTTATGAACAAACCTGCCGAAGAGAAGGCAAAGCAGCTGCCAGAACCTAAGGGATATCGGATGCTGTGCGCTATTCCTGAAGCTGACAAGGCCTACGAGGGTGGGCTGTTGAAGGCAGATGAGACTATCCGCCACGATGAGCTGCTCACTACGGTGCTGTTTGTCGTGAAGATGGGACCTGATTGCTATAAGGACCCTGAGCGGTTCCCGTCTGGTCCTTGGTGCAGTGAGGGTGACTTCGTATTGGTAAGGCCGAATGCAGGTACCCGGTTGTTAATTCATGATCGTGAGTTCCGGATCATTAACGATGACAGCGTAGAAGCGGTTGTCGAGGATCCTCGCGGTATTCGTCGTAAGTTTTAAAGGAGGCGGACATGCCCGGTGAATTAGATTTTCAGTTCCCCGATGAGCAGGAAGTAGAGCTCTCGGAAGGCGGCAATATTGAGATTGAGATTGAGGACGATACTCCCCTTGAAGACCAAGGTCGGACTCCTCCTAATCCCAAGACTGTAAAAGAACTTCGCGTTGAGGTTGATGACCTCGATAAATACAGTAAGGACGCTAAGGACAAACTCATCCGCATGAAGCGGGTGTGGAATGACGAGCGTAGAGCCAGAGAGCAGGCGGAGCGTGAGCACGCTGCTGCTATGGAGGCACTTCAGACTGTATATGCTGAGAATAAGCGGATTAAAGACTTGGTTAATACCAAGGCCGCTGATTATCAGGAGAAGATGCGTGAGACGGCTGAAATTCAGATTAAAGCCGCCAAGAAAGAGTTTAAAGATGCGTACGAGGCAGGTGATTCTGATGCTATGGCAGAAGCACAGGAGAAAATGTCCCGTTTGCAGGTTGAATTAGATCGGGTTAATAAGTCCAAAGAGAATAACTCTTTACAAGACGAATTTAATACTGTACAACCGCATCAACAGATCCCCTATACTCCGCCAGCGCCGCAAGCCCCGAAACCCGACCCACGGGTAATGGAGTGGCAGGACGAGAACCCATGGTTTGGACAGGACCGGGTTATGACTGCAACGGCACTGGGTATCCACGAAGACCTTCGTGAAAAGGGTATAGAAGTGGGATCCGAGGATTACTACGCAAAGTTGGACAAGACTATGCGGAAGCGCTTCCCCGACTATTTTGACGAGGAAGAAACGGCAGAGCCTGTAGCAGACAAGCCCAAAGCAAAGCCAGCCACGGTCGTAGCTCCGGCTACTCGTAGCACCGCCCCGAAAAGGGTGAGACTTAAAGCGTCTCAAGTAGCGATTGCCAAGAAGCTCGGGTTAACTCCCGAACAATACGTCCGTGAACTTTTGAAATTGGAGGCCTGACATGGCTACGAATAGAATCACCAGAGAAATGGAAGACAGAGAATTTTCGGAACGTCCTAAGCAGTGGATGCCGCCGGAACTACTCCCTGAGCCTGACAAAATGCCGGGCTACGCCTATCGCTGGATTGCTTCGACTGTTATGGGTGTGCCTAATGCGCGTAACTTGTCTTCTAAATTCCGTGAGGGATGGGAGCCGGTACCGATTGAAGAGCAGCCCAAGTTCACACTGCTAGTCGATCCCAATAGTCGTTTTAAAGACAACATTGAGATTGGCGGATTGCTTCTCTGCAAGACTCCGGTTGAGTTTGTCCAGCAGCGTAATGAATACGTTAATAGACAATCTGAAAACCAGACGAAGGCAGTGGATAACAATCTGATGCGTCAAAGTGACCCTCGGATGCCCATCTTCAAAGAAGGAAAGTCTGAGACTAGCTTTGGCAAAGGGTCTTAATTTCTAATCTTAGGAGTTTCCTATGGCTTATCCTATTGTCTCAGCCCCTTACGGGTTTAAGGCGGACAATGAGCTTGGTGGTCTTCCGTATGCAGGTTCTACCCGCATGATCCCGATTGCTACGGGTTATGCGGCGAATCTGTTCAACGGTGACCTCGTACAGCTCTCCGGCGGTACGCTGATTAAATCAGCAATGAGTGCAGCTAGCTCTCCGGGCACTGCGGTCAACGGTCAGATCGGTGTTTTTGTTGGTTGTGAGTACACCAATCCGGGCACTCAGCAGCGCGTTCGCGCTCAGTATTGGCCGAGCGGTACGGTTGCTCAGGATGCAGTTGCGTACGTCATTGACGATCCGCGTACGGTCTTCAAGGTAGCTGTTACCAATCAGGGTACCTCACTGTCTAACACCGGCTCTACGATCGGCTACTTCTCAGAAGCCTTCGTCGGCACCAACGTCTACGCTATTACCGGCGCTGCTGGCAATACGACTTCTGGTGACTCAGCGATGTCTGTTTCTGGTGCGGTTGTTGCTTCTGGCAGCAACGGTAACGTCCGTATCGCTTCAGCCCTTCCCTTCCGTGTAGTCCAGATTGTTCCTGACACCGCAGTTTCTGTAGCTGCTGTCGCCAGCACTTCTGGTTCTAGCACCACGGTTACCCTGACCGTTGCTAACTTAGCGATTCAGGCGGGTATGCGGCTGATTGCACCCACGGGCACCGGCTCACTGGCTGGCAACTACATTACCGTTACCAACGTAAACGGAGTAACTGTTACGGTTAACTCTGCGATCACGTTGGCATCTGATACTGCGGTTACCTTTATCGGTTACCCTGAAGCGCGGGTAGTTTGGAACCAAGGTTTCCATAGCTACACCAACGCGACTGGCGTTTAATAGAAGGAGTAAGATAAATGGCTATTTCTCGCGCCCAACTTCTTAAAGAGCTCCTTCCCGGTCTGAACGCCCTGTTCGGCATGGAATACGCTCGTTACGGCGAAGAACACAAAGAGATTTACGAAACTGAATCTTCTGAGCGTTCCTTCGAAGAAGAAACCAAGCTGTCAGGCTTCTCAGCTGCACCAGTCAAAAACGAAGGTCAGGCGATCTCGTACGACAATGCACAGGAAGCATGGACCGCTCGCTACAACCATGAAACCATTGCTATGGGTTTTGCGATCACCGAAGAGGCGATCGAAGATAACCTGTATGACAGCCTGTCAGGCCGTTATACGAAGTCTCTGGCTCGTGGTATGGCTTACACCAAGCAGGTTAAAGCCGCTAGCGTACTGAACAACGGCTTCAACTCCACCTACACCGGTGGTGATGGCGTCTCTCTGTTCTCTACGGCTCACCCGCTGGTTAGTGGTGGCTCAAACAGCAACACCCCGTCTACCCCGGCTGACCTGAACGAAACCTCTCTCGAAGCGGCAGTAATTCAGATCTCTCTGTGGACTGACGAGCGTGGCCTGTTGATTGCAGCTAAGCCGCGTAAGCTGGTTGTTCCTCCGCAGCTCCAGTTCGTTGCTACCCGCCTGCTCGAAACCGAGCTCCGCGTTGGTACCAACAACAACGACATCAATGCGATCAAGAACAACGGTGTTGTTCCGGAAGGTTATACCATTAACCACTTCCTGACCGACCCGAACGCATGGTTCCTGACCACTGATGTACCGAACGGTCTCAAGCACTTCGTGCGTATCCCGCTTTCACAGTCCATGGACGGTGATTTTGACACGGGTAACGTACGTTATAAGGCTCGTGAGCGTTACAGCTTTGGTTGGTCTGACCCGCTGGGAATCTTCGGTTCTCCGGGCGCTAACTAAGCGTAAGGATTGGGAGTTTTCCCGGTCGAGACGAGGGGCCTTCGGGCCCCTTTTCTTTTGTCTTAAATACTCATTGACAATACCTATTAAAACCGGTACAAGAAACTTAATTCTGGGGTTTTAATGCTCATCCAACCGACCCAGCGGACTACGCGCAAGATGGATGGGTGCAGGCGCAACGAGGTATAAAATGGCCTTTTCAACTTTTGAAGGTCCTGTTCGCTCAGGTACCACTCGTTACACCACGGGTGTAACCGCAGATACCATCGACAACACCGGTCTGATGGTCCTCTCTCAGTTTTCTACGATCAGTTCTGGTAGCACGCTTTTTGCAGCGGCAGTCCTACCGGCTGGCTCTCAGATTCTTAATATCTTCGTAGACACCTCTACCCTGTTTGATGCAGCTACCACGGTTGAGTTTGGTATTTCATCTAATGCAGACGAGTTCGCCACGTCTACTACTATTACGACCGCTGGTCGCCATGACGCTAGCGCTAACCTCACCTCTAGCGCTCTCAACGTAGGTTCAAGCGACATCATCATTGAAGGCTCGCTCACCACCACGGCTACTTCTGGTGCCGCTACGGTCACGGTCGTATACGTTCAGAAAGCCTCCAACGGTGCTACGGCTCCGACTGCTTTCCAGAACTAAGTAACGGAGGGGGCTTCGGCCCCCTTAGCCTTGGAGTAAGTCCATGAAGGAAGTATGGGACAAGCCAAGACCCAAGGGTCTGAGCAAACCCAAGAAACTGAGCCCCGCCAAAAAGTCAGCAGCTAAAGCTGCGGCTAAGAAAGCAGGTCGTCCGTATCCTAACCTCGTGGACAATATGCGTGCGGCGAGGAAAAAGAATGGCTAAGTCACCAGCATGGCAGCGGTCTGAAGGTAAGAATCCTAAAGGCGGTCTGAACGCTAAGGGTCGCGCTTCTGCCAAGAAGCAAGGCATGAATCTGAAACCCCCCGCTCCTAATCCCAAGACCGAGAAAGACGCAGGCCGACGCAAGTCATTCTGTGCCCGGATGTCAGGGATGAAGAAAAAGCTGACTTCAAGCAAAACGGCTAACGACCCGAACAGTCGAATTAACAAAAGCCTTAGGGCTTGGAATTGCTGAGGTAAATAATGCGCCCAGTCACACTCGCACAGACGGGTACCGGATCCACGATCGGATATGTAGCTGATAACTACGTAACCCCGTTCAACATTGGGTTTGGTGTAGTCGTTAGCGGCACCGTGAATTACACGGTAGAACACACTTTCGATGGATCCACTTGGTTCCCTCATCCGACGATCGCTTCTAAAACCACCAATCAGGACGGTAACTATGCGTTCCCTGTCTTGCAGGTCCGTCTGACGGTTAATTCCGGTGGTGGTGTGGCTACGCTAACTCTTATCCAAGCCGGTGTAACCTAATGGCGTACGTAGGCAACTCAGGTGTCGCTAACTTCGCGTACACATCGCCCGGTACGGCGATTGGAGTAGTTGCCGATGCTTACAATGGTTGGGGCGATGACGTAGGGGACCATGGAGTTATCGTGCTCTATGCGTCTCCAGTGCCCGTAGTTAATAACTTCATCCTGATGGAAAGTTCAGGATACGTGCTGCAAGAAGACGGCAGCAAAATTATTATGGAGTCTGACTGATGGCTGATACAAAAATCTCAGCATTCCCTTTAGCGGCGACTCTTGACGGTACGGAAATTGTACCGCTAGTCCAGACTGGGGCTGATGTTCAGACTACGGTGTCTGATTTTGTAAGCCAGACGTTGGACGTGACTCCAGCTGGTCCGACTCAAGGTGGCACTGGGATTACTACGTACACTGTGGGCGATACGTTGTATGGGTCAGCCACGAATACGTTGGCAAAACTTTCTGGTAACACTACGACTACTCAGAAGTTCTTAGCCCAGACTGGAACGGGCAGCGCTTCAGCCGCACCGGCATGGACTGTACTTAGTCCGGCTAGCATTAACATGCAGTATGGTGTTTTCCAGAACAACGCTACGTTGACTAACACCACTCCCGGTACGGGTATGCCGATGCACTTTGACACGACCGATATTGGCGGTCATGGCATCTCAATATCCAACGATTTATCCGGTAATCCGACCAAGGTAAACATAGCTGAGGCTGGTACTTATAACTTCCAATTCTCGGCACAGCTTAATAAAAATAGCGGCGGTTCTTCTGCTATTGATGTTTACATATGGGCTAGACTAGACGGTTTAGATGTACCTGAAACTAATACTAGGGTGACTATTCAAGGACCAAACTCCTATACCGTGGCAGCTTGGAACCTTATGCTTAATGTTTCTGCTGGGCAGTACTTCCAGCTTATGTGGGGATCAACCGATTCCCATGCGGAAGTATCGTATATTGCAGCCCCTGTAATGGGGCCTTTGGTACCAGCTGTAATTCTTACAGTAAACAGGGTAGCGTAAAATGGATTCACCGGATCACGCAGATCACGTCAGCGAAGTGTCTAAGTACATATTGGACGTGGCTTCTGTAGCCACTATGGTAGGGACACTTGTGAATATTCTTCCGGCAATTTCTGCATCTCTGACCATCGTTTGGATGGTTATCAGGATCTACGAGACCAAGACCGTACAGGGTTGGTTCGGACGTAGAGACGACGATGATGAGTAGTATTAGGGCTGGTGGTCGCGCAGACCGTCAGAAAGTAAACAAGCCCAAAACCCGTCACGGGGCTATGGCTTTATTTAAAGAAGGTGGTGATATGGCTAAGTGTAAGAAAATGGCTTCTGGCGGAATGGCTATGGGCAAAGTAAAGACTGCTGCTCCTAGCAAGGATGGCGTTGCTGTTAAGGGTAAAACCAAAGGCACGATGATTAAGATGTGCGGCGGCGGCATGGCTAAGAAGGGCAAGTAAGATGCGAGCTAGCCGTGGCATGGGGTGTATCAGCCCGTCAAAGATGCCCGGTCCTAAGACCATCAAGCGGAAAGATAACCCGAACGAGGTTACCGAGTACAAGAAAGGTGGTTGGATCGCTGGTGCCATCAAGAAGCCGGGGGCTCTTAGAAGCGCTTTGGGAGTCAAGAAGGGTGAGAAGATCCCCGCAGGCAAACTGGCAAAGGCGGCTAAAGCTCCCGGTAAACTAGGTCAGCGAGCTCGTCTCGCCCAAACACTCAAAGGTTTTAAGTAATGGCTATCGATAAGAAAGACATCCTTGGCTTCCTGAGTTCAGAAGGCTTCTCTCCTTCTGGCTACGAGGAGTCAATCCTGAACAAGTTCGCAGCTTTTCTGGACGCCCCGGCTCCTGTTGAAGCCCCGGCTGAAGTAGTTGAGGAAGCTGCTCCTAAGAAGGCAAAAGCGAAGGCTGAGTAATGTCTACATCTGGTACCGCATCGTTTAATCTCGATCTCAACGATCTGTTCGAAGAGGCGTTTGAGCGCTGCGGTAAACAGCTGCGTAGTGGTTACGACTTCCGTACATCCCGGAGGTCGATGAACCTGCTCACTATCGAATGGGCTAATCGTGGGTTGAATCTGTGGACCATCGAGCAAGGTCAGATTGTTATGAACACTGGGCAGGCTATCTATGCCCTGCCTGTGGATACGATCGACCTTCTTGACTGCGTTACCCGCCAGTTCAATGGTTACCAGAATAACCAGATCGACATCAACGTGTCGCGGATTTCGGAATCTACGTACATGTCCATTCCTAATAAGAATGCGACGGGTAGACCGATTCAGTTCTGGATAGACCGGCAAACGGGGGCTATTCCTACGGATGCCACCACTTCGTTGAATGGGCAGATATCTCCTACGGATACGACGATCACGCTGACTTCTGTTTTGAACCTGCCTACTACTGGGTTCGTTAAGATCGGTAATGAGGTCATTGCGTATCAGAACGTAGTAGGTAACCAGATCCTGAACGCATGGCGTGGTCAGGCTGGTACTACCGCAGCTACCCATGTTACGGCTAGTCCGGTTTATAGCTACAAACTCCCGTCTGTGAATGTATGGCCGACACCGAATCCTCCGGGCGACCAGTACACGTTTGTGTACTACCGCATGCGGCGAATTCAGGATGCTGGTAACGGTACGACGACTCAGGACATTCCGTTCAGGTTTATCCCCTGCATGGTTGCTGGGCTGGCTTATTACCTGAGCATGAAGCTCGAAGGTGTGGACGGTAACCGAGTGGCGGCTCTTAAGGCCGACTACGAACAGCAGTTCCAGCTTGCGGCTGAAGAAGACCGTGAGAAGGCTACTGATCGGTTCGTGCCACGGAACATGTTCTACTATAGGTAATGCCTAGTAAGTTCGCCTCCGGCAAACACTCGATTGCCCAGTGCGATCGGTGTGACCAGCGGTACATGTTGAAGGAGCTCAGGACTCAGATCCTGAAGACCAAGCCTTGGAGGATCAAGGTTTGCAAGACCTGTTGGGATCCGGATCATCCGCAGCTTCATCTCGGTATGTTCCCGGTCAATGATCCACAGGCGATACGTGATCCTAGACCAGATGTGAGTTATTACATGTCAGGTACGACAGGGCTTCAGGATGATTTAACGGGCGGTAATACCGTAGACGGGTTTGGATACCCAGCAAGCGGTAGTCGTACTATTCAATGGGGATGGAATCCTGTTGGAGGTGCTAGAGGGTTTGATTCAGACTTGACTCCTAATAACTTGATATGTAAGAGCCAAGTGGGTACAGTCACTATTGTTACTAGTTAGGAGGCCTTATGGCTAAGCACAGCGATATTAAAGAGGATAAGAAACTCATCAAGTCAGCCATGGGCGCTCACGATAAGCAGCTGCATGGTGGTAAGAAGACCAAACTCCCTTTTAAGAAAGGTGGAGTTACTTCTGTGGCTATGAAGAAAATGGGCCGTAATCTGGCACGTGCCAAGAATCAGGGGTAATACGATGGCTAGAGTTATCGAGAATAAGCCTGCTGAAGCCTACGCTTCTAACGGTACTGATTTCAAAATGACCTACAAAACTGGCGCTAAGGTTATGACCGAGATGAACATCTCAGTCGGCGGCATCAGTAAGGGTAATTACGCTCCTGAAAACAAGAACGGCGTTACCAACATGCGCGGCGTAGGTGCTGCGACCAAGGGCACCAAGTGCCGGGGTCCGATGGCATAAGCTAATGAATTACGCCCAGATATATAACACGATACAGTCCTACGCCGAGAATACGGAAGAGCTGTTTGTCGCAAACATCCCGGTGTTTGTGCAGCAGGCCGAAGAGCGTATTTATAACTCGGTGCAGATTCCTGCGCTTCGTAGAAATGTAACTGGGACGATTACGGCTGGCAACAAGTACCTATCTCTTCCGGATGATTACTTGTCCACGTATTCATTAGCGGTCATCAACAACGATGGGTCGTACAATTACCTCCTGAATAAGGACGTTAACTACCTTCGTGAAGCGTACCCTACCTGCGGCGAAACCGGTCTTCCTAGGTACTATTGCCTTTTTGGCTCCCAATTCGGGAATATAAACGAGCTGAGCTACATGATTGCCCCTACTCCGGGGCAAAACTACACGGTAGAGATGCACTATTTCTACTACCCGCCGACCATCGTGCAGGGTCAGATTACCTCGTTTAGCAACACCACTCCGGGTACGTTGTATACGAACGGGGTATACCAAAATGTACCTCTCACTGGCGGTACTGGGGTCTCAGCCACGGCTACGATCGTAGTACAGTCTCAGCAGATTTACTCATGCACTTTGTCTTTTGGCGGCAACTTTTACGTTGTTGGTGACGTGCTTGGATGCTCTTCTTTGGGTAATTCTGGTACTGGCTTTACCGTTACCGTAGGGTCTATATCTAACAGCTCAGGCACTAGCTGGCTCGGGGACAATTATGACCCGGTCCTTCTTTACGGCGCTATGCGTGAAGCCATGCTGTTCATGAAAGGTGAGCAGGATCTCGTAAGTTACTACGAGCAGAAGTACCAAGAGGCCATGATGCAGCTGAATAGACTCGGTACTGGTCTTGAGCGTGGAGACGCCTACCGTGACGGGCAGGCTCGAATTGGGCAGGTTAATCCATGATCGTACAAGGCCAAACCACTATCTTCCATTACAACCTGTTAAATGGGTTGGAAGATTTTTCTACCGGCTCTTCGAATACGTACAAGCTAGCGTTGTACACGGCAGATGCTTCTCTTAACAGCTCCACGCTGGCCTACACCACCGATAATGAGGTGGTTGGTTCTGGATACACGGCTGGTGGGGAAACCCTAAGTCTGGCTGGTACTTCGTACGATACTATCGCAAACGTGGCATATACCTCGTTTGCAGATGTTCTTTGGTCTCCCGCTTCTTTCACTTGTAGAGGCGGGTTAATTTACAATAGCGGCACGGGCGCTACCGTGTGCGTTTTAGATTTTGGTTCGGACAAAACGGCTACTACTTTCTTCAGAGTAACCTTTCCAGCCAATAACGCGTTCAACGCGATCATACGTCTTGTTTAGGAGTAATTATGCACAAAGAATTAGCTGGCTCTGGGGATCATGCTGAGGCTACCCTGCAAGCGTATGCTGCGGATAACGAACAGCTTGGTATTCACGGTCATTATCATGTTGTATGCCACGATAAGAACGGTAATTTAAAGTGGGAAGAAGAGTTTCCCAACTTGGTTGTAGAAGGTGGTAAGGAGCTCATGCTTGATACCCTACTTACGGGTAGCAGCTACAGCGTCACAGGTCCTTTTCTTGGGCTCACCAACCAGAGTCTTACCCCCGCCGCCACTGATGATATGACGACCTTAATCACGTCTCTGTCAGCTGAGTTCACCAACTATACGGTAGGTGGTTCGCCCGTGCGCGGTACGGCAACGTTTGGGGCGGCTAGTTCTGCTGGGTCTACTCCGTCTAACGTAACTACCTCAACTGCTTCGTCAATCACCTATCTTATTACAGGCGGTGGCGGTACGGTCTATGGATGCTTCTTGGTTCTCGGTACCGGGGCAGTTAACACTCAAGGCTCTACGGCTGGTACGCTTTACAGCGAAGGTAATTTCACCGCTTCTAAGGTGACCACCGCTGGCGATACGATCACTGTTACGTACAGCACGACCGCTACTTCTTAAGGGGGTCTTAAATGGCGCTAGTCATTAAAGATAGGGTACTAGAAACCTGCTCAAGTCCGGGTTCAGGTGCCGTTACGCTCTTAGGAGCAGTAACCGGCTACCAAACGTTTAACGCGGCTGTGGGTACGGGCAATACGTGTTATTACGCTATCGCTGACCAGAACGGCAACAACTGGGAGGTTGGGGTTGGTACATTTACCGCTCCAGCTTCTTTGGCTCGTACTACCGTTCTCGCATCTTCCAACGGTGGTTCAGCGGTCAATTTTAGTACTGGTACCCAGAACGTATTCCTTACTTACCCTGCTGGTAAAGTAGTCACTACGGATACGTTGGCATACCCGCCAGCTATTGGTGGTACGACTCCCAATGCAGGTTCGTTTACGACCCTTACAGCTTCAGCAGATTCTGCTTTCACCTCTACCGGTGCTTTGCAGATTTCTAAGGGCACGACCTTGCAGCAGCCGGGTACTCCAGCTACAGGTATGCTGCGGTATAACACCACCACTAATGTTTTTGAAGGATATAGTGGGTCGAGTCCGGGTTGGAACTCTTTGGCCGGTGTGGCTATCGTAGATGACACTACTTCAGCCGTAGAGTACTACCCGCTGTTTTCTACATCGTTAAGTGGAAATGTTGCTACTCAGTACGTAAGTAGTACTAAACTTACTTACAAACCTAGTGATGGTTCGTTTACAGCGTATGAAATACTGGCTGAAAACGGGGTATTTGCTAACCCTAATGAAATAACAGCGGCTTATACTCTACCCACCAACACTAATGCTTTTTCGATTGGCCCTGTAACTATTAGTGGGTCTGGGTCCATATCTGTCCCTACCGGCAGTACGTGGTCGGTTGTTGTATTTTAATTTAAGGTGACCTATGCCTAATTTCACTATATCGGCTACTACTCTGACGTTCCCTGACGGGACGACAATGACGACTGCCGCGCAGTCTATTCCTTCGGGTACTGTAACTAACTTTTTCCAAGCCTCTGCTCCTACGGCTTGGACTAAGTTGACTACAAATGATAACGCCGCGATTCGTATCGTTAGTGGTACTGGTGGCGGTACTGGTGGTTCTGTTAACTTTAGTACGGCGTTTGCGTCACAAACCCCTACCGGTACTGTTGGTGGGTACACACTGTCTACTGCTGAAATACCAAGCCATCTTCACTCAAACAGTTTTACTACCGGGGGAAGTTTTGGCGGAACCACTGGATCTGGTACTTACGCTAATACCGGCAGTACAGGTGGAGGCGGGTCGCATGCCCACTCATTCACGGGTAGCGCAATAAACCTAGCGGTCAAGTACCTTGACAACATTATGTGTTCTAAAAACTAATGTCTTCTTTACCAGTAGAAACGTTTTGCCCGTTAGGAGCTAAGTGCGAAGAAGCCAAAGATGGGAAGATCCATCGTTGTGCTTGGTATTCTTATGTCAGGGGCTATGACATAAATACTGGAG